ATGAGTAAAAAACGTATTATAGTTAATAACATTTCTGAGTACATAGACATAATCCATAAATTAAATAAGGTAAAAGGTCAAAATACACTTCTATACAGAGGGCAAAACAATTATAAATATAGTATAATTCCATCAATATGTCATAATCTCCCGAATAGCAAACAGACGTATTTAAAATTTGAATATAAGTTAATAAGACAAGCCAAAAACAAATATCCCGAAATATTTGGGACCGCAAAGAATGATTTGGAGCTACTTTCAAGGCTTCAACATTATGGCATTCCTACAAGATTGTTGGACGTTACATCTAATCCGCTGGTTGCGCTTTACTTTGCCTGCAAAGATAATGGAAATTCAATAGATGACGGTGAGGTTATAGTCTTTTCTTACGATAATTTGTCATATGGTGATGATCAAGATACCATTGCTTTGTCAAGCTTTTATAAATTTGACGATAAAATCTCTGTAAAAGAATTTATGAAAATTAACAGATTAGATTATAGAGTGACTCCAAATATGCATTCATCTGGAGTAGAGTCTTACTGCGTTTTGCATCACAAACCAATATGGGCACAATTACCGGAGTATACTACTCGACAAAAAGCTCAAAGTGGAAGCTATTTGATTTTTCCTAATGAAATTGTCTATTCCAATTATGAAGAATCCTTTGCAGTAGTGAATGAAGATTTTTGTTTTATTAATAACATCAAAAGCTTATCTAAGAAAGACAATTTAGTAAAAAAGCTGATAAGAATTTCAAAGGAAGATAAACTTGATATTTTAAGTCATCTCGAATCTCTTGGTATAGACGAATCTACATTGTTCCCTGAAAACTTGGATATTGGTTGCAGAATGATCAAACAAAATATTGGCTTATAACAAAAAAAATCAGCCGCCTCAGACCCATAAAAAGTCCGAGACGGCTGTTTCCTTACTCATACAATATACAAAAAACTAAACTTTCTTAGCAAACCCCGTCAAACAGATCCACCCAGCACCGCTCTTGAGCTTGCCCCAAGTCTGACCGTCAACTACCTTTTCGGCTACAATAGTGTAGATAAAGCCGTACTTTGCCATAACACCCTTGACGAGTGCACAGGACACGCCTGCGCCCTTTCTGACGTTCATTCCGCCCTTGTAAGTTATCTTCACCTTGTATGACTTGAACGTCGCTGTGTGCTTGTTGATCGAACTCGTACCGCTAAGCTTTGCGTTGACCTGTTTTGCTATGTAACCGAACTTACCACTGAGATATGGTCCCGGACAGCCCGTCGCCTCAAACCATTTGTGCATTGTAAGATTGCCGCTGGTGTTGCCCGTGTAGTTGAGCTTTTTGATACCATTACGCTTGCAAATATCCACACACAGCTTTATCAACGCAGCCATAGCCTTTTTGCTGACGTGCCAATTCGGCTCACCACTGTCATTTGCTACCTCGATAGTCACAGCACGCATATCATTAGCACGGTTGGAACTGCACCAAGACCTGTACTTTTCGTCCACCATTATGCCTACCTTGCCGTTGCTGTCGATACAGTAATTACAGCTGCCGCCACGAGCCTGTACAGACGTACAGCAGTTTGCCAGCGTTGCATTACCTGCCATGTGATGAATAGTTATCTTGTCGATTTTGTGATCTCGTACATTGTAATGATCTGTCTTGCCCGACCACTTCCAAGAAGCCAACTTTGAATTTCCCATATTATTTCTCCTCCTTAGCCTTTAAAACATCTATTGCCTTTATGAGTACCTGCGGTATCGGTACGCCCATAAGCCCTGCGTTTTCGATTATAGACAGCGTTTCGTTCACCACAAATGCAATGCACACGCAATCCTTTATGTACCCTGTGCCAAGCATAAGGTCAAGCCTGCACGCCACAAGCAGGATAAGAAGTATCATACCCTTGCGGCACAGACCTTTGAAGCCCGCCCTGCTTTCAAGTGCTCCGCTTTTAGACTTGCCTGAGCGGTGGAATACGCCTGCCACTATTATGCCTGTTGCATAGTCTATCACCATAAAAATGATAAGCGTAGTCATGGCGCTTGTCCACCCTCCAAAAAGAGCGGCAATGCCGCCCCCGATAGTTCCGATAGCGGCTAAAACCGCTGTTTTTATGTTTGTCATGTCTCACTCCTTTATCTCAAAAGCAAATCTGCTTAACAGATATTTCTTGCCGTTAAGCAGCACTGTCTGCGTGGGCACTGCATAATCAGGATAGTAGTCGCTGTCATTCTGCCCCGATGTGTGTGAAAGAATGTGATAAAGGTTTGTAAAGCCTTTGTTCAAAGTCGACGATGTCACAGGTGTGAAAGAGGTCAGCCACTTGCGCCGACACACAGGTCTGACAGGCACAGACTTTATCGTCATTCCGTCAGTAAATACAGAACATAACCGTATGTTGTTGTCTGCACAGCTTGTTGCCAAGCCGTACCCCTTTTCCTGCGTTTCATAGTCTGTTACCTCGCCGATAACGATGTTAATGCCTGGGCGGTCATTCTGATTGCCGTCAATGCCTATGGCTGCCAAGCCGTCCTGTTTGTATATGACCCAACGCCTTTTTGGAGAGATGTTGCTATAAGTTCCAACACATGGACAAGTCAAATCTTCCGTTCGCAGGTCAATCCAGCCGTTTGTTCCCGTGTCGCTGAATTGACCACGCAGAAACACCTCATCAGTGACCCACAGATTGAATACAACATCATTCGTGCTGAGTGTTGCACCCTCGCCCTCATAGACTATCTTTTTAAAGTCCCACACCTCGATAAGCTTTGTTATCAGCCCTCTCAGTCCGTCTGTGCCCTCATATATTTTCATCTTCGACCGCCTCCGCTATGCCTGTTATACCTATATTTCCGTACGCTTCTCCCACTGACACACCCACAAGGCTCTGTCCGCTCGCCATATCGGGTATAGTGTCGATAATATCCATATTGCCGTTGAAGTCCTCAATGCTGAACCTGTCCAATCTGTCGGGCTTTTTAAGTCCGAGATTTTCCGTGAAACTAGCCAACTATACTTCCCCCTTCCGCATTTTTGCCGACTATGAGATAGTATACCTTGAAAGCGTATGTTCCGCCCTGGTCTGAGGTGTGCTCAAGGTATGCCTCCCAGTCGATGTCCCTGCCGTTGCTTGCGACTTTGTATTGAAAACTCTGCGACTTGAAGTGCTTTTTGCCCCAGTCACACACCATAAACACCGCAGGGTTAGTGACCCCCGAGGGTATCATGCCTGTGCGTGTATTGTATGACCACTGTGAGCCGTTGTCGGCGTTGACCTTCATATTCACCGTGAAAGACCCCCACCGCATATACAGTGGGTAGAGCCTGTTCACAAGACTTACTATCTGCGCCGCTGTCTTTGCACGAAACACCGCTGTACCGCCGTCTAAAAGCTCGTCCGTCTGTTCGCCCGAGTACCGCAGCTCATACTCCTCCTCGCCGACTATTTCTTCAAGTGCTGCCACCCTCGCCGTGAGCTGCTGGATAAGCTCCTCGGTGGTGGGCGTTGTCTGACCTGTGTCCGCTGTATCGGCAGTATTCTCCGCCTGCGTATCAGCCGTCATTATCTCGTTATCGTCTGCCATTGTATCCCTCCTAAAGCTGTTCTTCCACCGACAGACCCACCGCAGAAATATCGGCTGAAAGTCCGCCGTCAAAATTGAATCCTATGTTAGTTATTGGTATATCGTAGCTTTCGCCGCTTTCGCTGACGTATGTTATCACGTCCCCGACGTCAAATCGTGGGTCGCCAAGGCGGTGAAAAAGCTCCGTTGTGTACCACGAAAAGCCGCCTATCCTATGCCACAATGACCGCAGCAGCGACATTGTCATATATGGATTTTCAAACTCCAGCACACGCCCTGCCGAGCCTGTGGTATTGCCCAGCCGCAGAGTTTCGCTGTCGCTGACCTTGCAGACAATGCCTGCGAGGATATTCGGACGTTCTCCCAGTGTTGGCAGGTCGATAGTGTTGTTGTCCAGTATCTTCACGCTCGAGCCGTACCATTTGCGGACGTATCTGCCGTATCGGTCAACAAAGCCGAACTCGCCTTGTGCCGAGGCGATGTAACTGAGCATTTGCCGCATTGTGGTGTCTTTTGGTATGCTCGATATTTTGAAGTCGAAGTTTGCGGTCTTTAATCTGATATGACCCTTGCCGTAAAGCCTTGCACCGCCCTTTACACGGAGCTTTGCAGGGATGGTGTAGTCGTTGCCGTTTTGCAGTCCAAGCTGCTTGCATATGTCATCCTCAACAGCCTTTGACCACGCAGGTAGCTTGACCTTTGGCACATAGGTCTTGTCGGAGAAGTAAAGCCTATCCGCAAAAGTGACCTCAGTATTTCCGCCCGACTTTTTCGATTTCACGCAGGTGAACCGCCCCAGAGGTATTCTCTCTCCGTCAAGCACCTCTCCAAGCTTGCTTATCTGCTCCACTGTCAGCTTTGAAAGTTCTGCGTAGGTGTAGGCTTCTAGGGTGGAGTAGGTGGTAAATGCCGAACTGTTTTTCATATACAAACTGAAAACATACTCATTCCCAAGATACTTAGTTCCGTCGTCAACAAGCTCTGCCGTCACACTTTGAGAACAGACAGCTCCAAGCTCTATATCATCACTCAGAGATGTTGATTGAATGTCCGTCTGAACGTTCTGAATGCCATCATATGCCACAGGTGCTTCACTCTGAGCGTCCTCTATCCACATACCCCACAAGGCTTTGTAATTCTCTATCCTGCTTGTTATCTCATTGCTTGCTATGGTGTACATATGCCCTCCTAACGTTCTGCAAATGTGACAGTACAGCTCTTGTAATACTCACCACCGTCAAGTCTGACAAGCCCCTGCGGTACATAGTCGCTTGCGTTGGCGGATATAGAATAATACTTGCCATTGTGCCAAAACTCCAGCTCTGCAAAATCGGGTCCGTCCTCGATAAGGGATTGTATCTCGGCTGAATCTGCGACAGGAAGCATTGTCCACTTGCAGGGCAGTTTGTATTTGCAGAACTTTCTTGCACCCACAAACAGACCTGTTGTATTCACTCGTCCTGAACCTGCCGTCCATTCGTAACAGTTTACAGGACTCCAGCTATCAGGGTCAGGGTCTGTCACCCACACGCCATTTATCTTTAGCAATGTTCCTGTCAAAATGCATTCACTCCCGTCTTACGTTTATACTGATTGTTGCTGTCCTGCATACACTTGAAAAGCACCTTGCTGTCAACTGTTCCGAAGAACACAGGGTCATAAGCTTTCAGCCAATCAAGTATAGCGTTCAGCACCCTTAACACCTCGTCAAGCTTGCCGTTATCAAGCATACCTTGCAGTTTGCTCAGAGGTGAGATCACCTCCGGGTCTGCCTTTGCGTTCCTGTTATCGCCCACCATTGCAAGGGTCGGTGCTGTCGCAAGTCCGCCCGTGGCAAGCTTTGGTATCTCAGGTATGCTTATTGTATCAAGATCAAAGCCGAAGGTTTCTCCGCCTATGCCAGGCACCCAATCAGGCACATCAAAACTCAGGCTGTTAATGCCGTCGATTATCCAGTTGACCGCACTTTCAATAGCACTGGTCATTTTGTTTACTGCACCGATAATTAGGTTTATAGGTGCTTTCACAACGCTGTAAAGCGTATCCCACACGCCTTTAAAGATCTTCTTTACACCCTGCCAAGCCTTCTTCCAGCTACCTGTGAAAATGCCTTTTACGAACATTATAATGCCGTTGAGAATGGTCTTTACGCCTCCGAAAGCGTCTGAAAAGGTCTTTTTGAACCACTTGCCTATGCCTTTGAAAACGCCCTTGACAGCGTTAAGAAGCTTTGTGAAGATCTCCTTTATCTTTGCAATACCCTCAGATACGGCATTATACAGACCTTGTATGATATATCCGCCCATTTCAGCCATGACCTTACTAGGGCTGTGAATACCAAAACAGTTCTTGAAGCCCTCAATAAATGGTGTAAGAACATGGTCATAAAGCCAAGTGCCTATGCCCTTGAAAGCGTCAACAATACCTGTGAAAAGCCCCTCAACGATATTACCACCACAGTCCTGTATCTTCTCTGTAAAGTAGTCACGGATACTGAAAACAGCGTCCTTGATAAAGCCCCACAGCACCGATACCGCACCGCCTATAGCTGAGCCTATGGCCTTGAAAAGCTTTGTGGCAATACCGCTCCAATCTATTGTAGAAATGAACGTCCACAGCTTTTCGCCTATGCCCTGCCAGTTTACAGTTTGCAGGAAGTTTATTGCCGTATCAAGCAGACCTTTCACGCCCTCAGAGATAGTCGTTCCTGCCTTGCCCCAATCAATCTCATCAAACCAGCCGTTCACAGAAGTGCCTATGGACGAGCCAAAGCCCGACCAATCAAAGGTGGTAACGAACGAATAAAGATAGTCGATGATAGCTTGCCATTTTGAAGCAAGGGTCTTGCCGATAAGCGACCAATTCGTTTTCTTTATACCGCCGTTAAGAAAATTAGCCGTACCCTTGCCGAAGCCTGCCCAATCGAACTTCTTCATAAAGCGGTATCCTGCGCCAAAAATTGTGTTTATGCCTCCGCCGAAGCTGTCACCAAGTCCTGTCCAATCAACGCCGTTTATAAAGCTGTTCAGACCGTCTGTAAGCTTATCCACAAAGCTATTCAGCTTTTTCTGAATACCGTCCCAGTTGATGTATGCGAAAGCTCCGTTGACCTTTTCAGCCACAAGAGAGCCAACTCCTGCCCAATCGCCCGACTTAATGGCGTCTTTCATACGCTCCGCCCAATCAGGAAGCTGAACGTTGTCGCCGTTTATGGCTGAGTAATCAATGCCGCCCTCTGAACTGTCTGTATCGGACTTGCTCTGATCCGGTGCAACTCTTACAACGTCAAAGTCTGCAAGGTAAGTGTCCTGAGTTTTCTTTATCTTCTCCGCTGACTTCTGAGCCTGCTTTGTCGCCTGCAAGGACTTCTGATAGGTGGTGCCGAAAAGCTCAGAGATAAACGCCGCCACAGTTTTTGTCGCCGTCGCTACGCCCGTCATAAGCGTATTGAGATACGGCATTACTGTGTTCATTATCGGTGTGAAAGCTATGGTGAGGTTTGCTTTTATTTCGTTTAAGGACTTGGCAAATTCTTCGTTGCCTGAAACAGCGTTTGATACAAGTGACTTTAAGCCTCTGAAAATTGCATATGCACCAGCCATTAGAAACACTGATTTTGCCGCCCTTTTGAGAGAGTTTGTCAGCCGTGACAATGGCTTTGAACTGCCGTGTATAACGCTTGTGAGCTTGCTGAACTTTGCTTTCACAGTTTCAACAGCCTTTGAGCCAACAGACTTCATTGCTTTGAATGATCCTACAAGTGTAGTCTTTACAAGGCTTGCCGCTCTTTTTACCGCAGAAGATATCACAGAGAAACTTTTTCCGCTCTCTTTGATTTTTGCACTTAATTTGTCGCTCGTATCATACAGACCTATCAATTGGCTTTTCAATTGTTCGATTTTATTTGACAACTTTTCTGATTCCATTGCGTCATCAGTTGTTGCCAACTTAGTCTGTAATCTTATTATTTCAGCTTCTGTTCGCTCAATAGCGTTTTGGTTTATCTCAAACTTTTGCTTGAGCCTTTCCAATGGGTCGGCAGCAGTTTTAAAATCCTCTGATATTTTCGCTGCCGCCGAAAGTGCTTCTGTTCTCAGCTTTTCAGCCGCACTGCTAGCTGCTTGTTCTGCTTCTGCAACAGCGGTGGCTGCTATTGCTTCGGTATCCAATGCTTGTGCATTGCTTAGATCTCCTATCTTGGCTTTTGTCTTGTCGATAACAGCCTGTTGACGTATCATCTGAGCTTCTACACTATTCAGCTTTTCAATGAGTTTATCAATTCCGCTATCATCTGTATCAGCAAGCTGACCGTTAAGCTCTTTATACTTAGCCTGCAACAGGCTCATTTTTTCTGTTGCATTTTCGAGTTGGAGATTAAGCCTTTCAAATTCACTTTCAGGTATTTCAAAATCACCAAAGCTCTCTGTCGCTGTTTTAGCCGCCTCGTCAGCCTTTGCCGTAATTTGCTGAGCAATATCATCAACCTCAGCTTCTATTTTGGCAGGGTCATACTCAGGATTGTAATGTATCTGCACAACTTTAGGCTTGATGTTTTCGATTTGGTCGGTGGTGTTTTTTATATGCTCATTGGCTTTATCAATTTCAGACACCACCTTTGCAGTAGCCTCCTGCATACTCTTCTGAGCGATCTCCGACGCACTGCCAAAGCCCTCGTCTATGGCTTTAGTGGTCTTATCCATAGCGTTCTCAACAGCTTTCTCTGCCTGCTCTACTGGCTTTGAAAAGCCGTTCTGTATGCTTGCAGATATCTTGTCAAGCTGCTCCTGCACCTTGTTTTTTATCACAAGGTCAAGAGATATAACACCAACGCTTGCTCCGTCTGCCATTACTTATCACCTGCCTTTCCGAACATTCCCTTGAACAGCCTTTCAAAGTATCTCGCAGTTTCAAGCTTGTCCTGCTCTGTGAACGTTTCTCTTGCTTTCTGACTTCTGAACGCCGTCCATTCTGAGCGTATCTGCTTTTCATACCTGTCGAAATTCTTTATGATATCCTTGTTGTCCTCGCTCCTGATACGAACTATCTGACCCAGCGGCGTATCGTGCATAAGCCCTGCAACGAGCCTGTACCAATCGCTGTAATGCAGATTTTCCTGCTCTGAGGGCAGGATATTGTACTGCTTTGCAATGGATTGTATGATAAGCTCTCGGTCATAGTCAAGATCGTACCAGCTTTCTTCAAGCTTACTCTGCGTTTTCCTGCGGAAATCGAGCCTCTGTCTTTTCTGCGTCCTCGCCTGTTACCGCTGAGATAACAAGAGTGAAAAGCTGCTGATATGCTACCCAAGGCATATTCATTGCCTCTATCTCCTTGTAGTCCTTTGGTGCGAACGCAAGCTTGAAAACCTCGTCTATCATATCAAGATCTTTCTTTTCGGCGTTCTTGTCGCAGATGTCAAGTATCTTCTTGACAGTTTTCTGCCTGTCGTCCACAGGGTAGACCTTGTCGCCTACTCTTATCTCAGGTGTACCTGTAAGAAGCTTGCTGTCGAGTGTATACATCTTTGCCATAGTTATTATCCTTTCTGATATATAAAATTAGGAGAGCGCTTTGAACGCTCCCCTGTTTTGTCTGTGTTCTTACGCTGCCGCCTCTGTAAACTCAGGCTTGCCGTCGGAAGCAAAGTCGAACGCAAGTGGTGCGACTGCTGTTGAATCTCCGCCACCCCATTCTGTTACGCTGACAACGCCCTTGATAACAAGCTTTGCTCCGCTTGGGAAGTTCCACACAAGGGTTGTGGTCGCCGCAGCACCTGTTTTGAGTGCAAGGCTCTCGATGTAGTCATTGCCTGCGTCACCGACGTTTCTCTTGCCTGAGATACTGATAGTGATAGACTTACCAGTGAGCAGACGTCTTGTCCAGCCCTGCTGATCAAAAGGCTTCCACTCCTCGATATTGCCGTCAATGGATACTGAAAAGCTCTCCATATCGGCAATAGTCACAAGATTGCTCTCTGTCGAGCCGTCGCCGCCTGTCTTGTCTATCTTGAACTGGTTTTCATATACGGGATAAACTCCTGTTGTGTTTGCCATACTCATTCATTCCTTTCGTAATATACTGTTGCCTCGATAACATATTCACACACGCCTCGCTCGTCCCTGCCAACAGAAACAGGCTCTTTGCATTCGAGATACTTTACCGTAAATCCGTCACCCTTATACTGACGTATATCGGATAGGATATCAAGAACGCTCTGAGCCTTTATCTCTGCCTGCGTGGGAGTATCAGTCCAATGAATAAGCACCGAGATATGTTTTTCAAGTGTTTTTGTGCAGGCTTTTCCGCCTATGCAGATACGCTGTGGCTTTGAAGTCTTTGCGTTGTACACTCCTACGCACTTGTCAAGGTTGCCGTCAATAGTGCCTGCATACACGTCCTGCAAGTCAAGGATATCGCTCAGCATATCCGCTATGTTAAGTAAAGTCATATGCCTGTCCTCTTTTTGAACTCTGCCACAAACTCATTCTTGGCAAGGTCCTTTTTACCGCCTGTGATATATGGTTCAAGCCAAGCCGCACCTGCATTAAGGTTATTACCTCTCTGAAAATGATACTCAGGGTGATAATACAGACGTCTTGCTTGTGGAACATCATTAACAAGAGAAATATGAACTTCATCATTTGAAGAAACATTAATAACGCTCTCTTTAGCCTTATATCCATGATATGATTTTGGGTTGTCAACATACATACCACCATTCTGCAAAACGTATTGGTCTGCTGGTAATGTCTGAGCACTTACAAGGTCTGTCCTCACTTGCTCCATAGCCACCTCAGCGGACTTCACAGCGGCGTCTTCGATAGCCTTTATCGCCTGCATATCAAGCTTTATTTCAATGCCCACTATATCAGCTCCAATCTTGTGTAATTCACCCTGCCGTCAGGGTCTTTGGCTTTCTCAGAACCATATATCTTGTACGTCCTGCCACCTATGACCGCATAGCCCTCTACAACGGCGTTATCAGGGGCGATATCTCCGCAGAAAAGAGCCTCGCCTGACAAGGTTATAAGCTGTTTCTCTGCGGATAATTTCTGCCTTGACTTCTCAGAGTGAAAGCATTTGCCCTCAAATATGACCGTCTGCTTCTTTGAGCCGTCACGATTAAGTCCGTCCGTTCGATAGACCTTGCAGGGCGTTTTGCATACCCTTTCAGGTACAAGCCGAGGAAACTTCATCACATCAGCCCCCTGTAACATAGTCCTGTCTGCATAAGCACATTGTAGACCTGACGTGTTGTGATAACGCCGTCAAGAGATACCACCTTTGACTTATCGAATGACATTGAAACTCCGCTTATGCTGTAAGCGCTCAGAGGGCTTTCTAACAGCTCCGAATTGTCATAGATGAATTTCATCTGCAAGGCTGTGGAACGCTTTATACGCTCTCTCTGAAAGTCTGTAAAGCTGTCAATGCCCTCTGCTGTTATGCGGTTGAAAGTCAGCGTGTCGATATCGCTTTCAGCTCTTTGCCGAATAGCCGAGAACTGTTCTTCGGAGATATCACACTCAGGACAGATATTGCAAAACTCAGTAGAGGTGAGGTACATATCCCTCACCCCTTACTCGCTGTACTCTGCTGTGTCAACGTCAGCGTAAATGCTGTCTATCTTTCCGTCCTTGCCGTTTGGGAAAGTGAAAACATCTGAGAACGCTCTGTTCTGATAGAGCCAGCCGTCACCCTCTGTGTGTCCGCCCGGAGCAAAGCTGTAAATGCTGTTGATCTTAGGCACTATCTTTGTGGTCTCAGGTGTTGCGATAAGCACGTTTATCTTGTGTGAGCCTGCGACCTTTTCATAGTATGTATCAAGTGCAGACTTGCTCGGTGTGCCTGATACCTTAGTGTAAGAACCGCTTGATTCGGTGTAATACTCCTTGCCGCTCACGATATCAGTATCAGCGGTCTTTACATAGCTTGCAGCGCAAGGCTCAAAGCCGCCGTCCTCAGGGTCAAAGTTGAAGCGGTCATAGAAACGCTCATCATCAATGACCTCCATGATAGGCACACCGTCAATGTCGGTCACTCTTGTTCTAAGACCAAGTCCTCCCTCTGCGATCTGCGTCATTTCGATTTTTCTCGTGAACTTGTCAGACTGCTCCAGCAGGTCCATAATTGTGGAAGTCACATACATAATGAGCGAGCCATTAGACTTGTATCTTCTCAGCTTGCCTGCTGAAAGGAAGCCTTTGAGCTTGTCGAACACGTTACCCTTTGTGTATGATGAAGCGGCTGTTGATGAGTGATAGCCCTCAAGCTCTGCCGCTCTCTGAGCTGTCTTTGAGAAGAACAGAGCGTCCGTTTCTGGAGCAGACTGTGTTTTCTCGAATACCTCTGAGATATTCTTGATAGACGCTGATGAATTCGTTTCGTCAACGTCAGCCTTATCCACAAGAAACTCAACATCACGGTCGTGTGTAAGAGTGAAAGGCACGTCCGTCTGAACATACTTACCTGTGTTCCAGCCGCCGTTTCTGTTGTGGCTCTTGTAGCCTGATGTTGACATCTGTGTGAAGTGGAAAGTCTTTGCGTCAAGCCACCTTACGTTCTGTGTGATGAACGGGCTTGACAGTGTTTCCTGGATCCTTATCTCCAAGAGTTCGGGGTTCCATACTTCTGCGTAATTAAGATTTGGCATGATTCATTCCTCCTGTTTTTACTTGAATTTGTTCCAGCGTTTCTGCGCTGTTGGTTTGCTCTGAGGCTTCTTTTCATCAGTATCCGAAGATCCTGCACCGACCTTGAAACCGCCCTGCTTTTTGCCGTCGGACTTTTTGCCACCCTCTCCTTTCATATCTGGATACTTCTTCACAACCGCAGAAAGGGCGGCGTTGATATCCTGTTGACTGCCGTTTCTCACATAGCTTTCAGCCACCGCAACGGCGTCCTCGATACAGTCGGGCTTGATACCAAGCTGCATAGCGGCTATCTGAGTTTTGAGCCTGAGTATCTCCTGATCCTTTTCATCAGGTGCGTTCTCTGCACTGTCCTGCTTGTCGGACTTATCCTCGTTTGGCTGTTCCTGCTTATCTTCTGCAGGCTTATCAGCACCCTCACCGTTCTCGTCAGCCTGACTATCGTCCACCGCAGGCTGTTCCTTGTCGGCAGAGTTCTCATCTGCCTTGTCCGCAGGCTTTTCCTCAGCCTTTGGCTCGTCCTTTTTCTCCTCGTGAGTATCGGGAGTTTTCTTCTCTTCCTCATCAGGGAGTTTCTTTTTCTCGTCCATTTTCTGACCTCGCTTTCTTAAATTTGTGTATGAAAAAAGCACCCGTTAAGGTGCTTAGTTCCGATGTTTGATTAGTCCATTGTCTGCCAATCTTCCGACAGCATATCTGCTTGACTTGCAAGCCAGCCAAGTTGTACGCCAGAAGTTCCCACAAACGCTAATGCTTTATTGCCCATATCCTTATGGTTTACATTTGTCACAGTACCATTAGGTGATTTATAACTAACATTAGTGGCAAGCTCAACATACTGTCCTTTGCCGTTCCAGCCTTTTCTTGCTATTTTCTTACC